GTGTTAATTTGGCTAAATACTGTCAACAAAAGGGATTCGAGAATGAAACTTCAAGACTTGGAATCAAGTAGCGTACAGAAATCACAGAAAGTTTTTGAAAGTTACTTTGAAAAGAAAATGGACCTAAGTGCAATCGGCCAAGTGCAAGCACTAGAAATGCTTAAAAAAGTAAGATCAACCATCAACGAATATCGTAATAGCACATCTTTCCATACCAGTGAAAGTAATCCAAAATACCTTCGTGCTATTTTTCATGGAGCAAGCACTGCAATCAATTGTGGAAATGGATGCGCCAATGGCGATTGACATGAATGATCCAAAAACCAAATCTACATTAGACAAGGCATCGAAAGGACAAAATCTTACACCTGACGAGCAAAAAACTGTAACTGCTGTTGCTCTACTGAAGAAAGAAGGCAAGAAAAAGAAAGGTTACAAAGTCATGGAAAGTGAAATTCAGCAAGCACAGGTTGTTCTTGCTGCACAAGACATGGTTGACCGAGTACAGGATATGATTGAAGATATCACCGATATGGAGTATAAAGATCTTCCTGCACTTGTTGAAAGCATCAAGAACGAAGTGGGTACAAGTCAAGCACAACAGTTCCGCGATCAAGCAACAACAGCACTAGAAGGACTAGTAGGCAACCTACAGAACGCCAAGGGACAACTCGAATCTGCACAAGGCGTTCTAACAGGACAAGAACCAGTTGTGCCTGGTGAAGGCGAAATGGACATGGACATGAATGTAGACACCGACGCCGGTGATGTTGAAGTTGATGTGGATGTTGATGCTGAAGAGCCAGAATCAGATCTAGAGGCGAGTCTCGGAAGAGCTCGTAGATAAATGCGCCTTTGGGAATTTGCTGGAGCCGTAGAGAAACAACAACTCGTTGCACTCAGCGAATTCTTGCTTGGCCGTGCTGATGATACAGGCACAGAGTTCAAAATTAGTATTCCAACATTTCTGGGTATGGCATCCGATATGGGTGTTAATATTACAGATAGCCAACTGCGCGATCTGGCTACCCAGGAACCTCTAAACAATGTTATTGTAAATGTAACCGGCGATGAAATTATTTTTGCCGGTGGCGGATCAGACGCAAAAGTCTCAAATACAATGACAGTCACACAAGCACAAGACACAGTGGAAAAAATGGCAAAAAATGCATTGCCGGCCGACCTAAAATAATTACTTGATGCACAATAAACAAATTCTTGATGATATTGTTGAGTTATATCATGTTATAGGTAGACCATTTTTTATAGGAAATTATACCCAAAGTGTTATTAATACACTGTATAATCATTTAAAAGATAATCGTCGCGACGCATATTCTTCAAACCAACGTATAATCATTGTGCAAGATTGTAATGATGTTTATGATTCTTACGGCGAAAATCTTGGACAAACTATTGCATACCTGCAAAAGTTTCTTACTGAACTAGATATTACAAATTGTTTTGTTCATGTTATATCAGGTAATAAAAATATTGCAGAAGAATTGTTACAAGCACAAAAATTATTTTCTAAAGACACAACTAATATCGAATACAGCATTGTCGATTTGCCATTTACAAAAAGTGTTACCAAACGAGATTCATTTTGTGGCAGGGCCTGGACACATTTATTCGTAGACACCCATGCAAAACTTAGATTATGTTGCTTGACTGATGATAAGTCTGTGCTTGGAAACATTAGACAAGAAGACATATACGATGTGTATAACAATGAAAATTTTCGGACAGCCAGGCGTAAAATGATCAACGGAGAACTCATTGAGGCATGTAGGGCATGTTATGAAATAGAAGATGCAGGTTTAGAAAGCCAAAGACAATCCTATAACAAAAACTGGAAAGATGTAATAGCAAAATCTTTAGCCAATACAAAAGCAGATGGCACTATTATAAATTTAGAGTATGTTGAAGCTCAAATTGCAATGAATAATGTTTGTAATTTAATGTGTAGAACCTGCAGCGGTGTATCCAGTAGTAAACTTGCACGTGAAGAAAAGAAACTTTTCGGGTACAATGACAATTTGGACGCAATGGTAACAAAGAATGAAATGAAAGATGTTGTAGAAAACATTAAAAAATCTTGTGCCCATGTGCAAAAATTAAAATTTGCAGGAGGCGAACCTTTAATTCAAGACGAACATTACGAAATACTGCATCACCTACTTCGAACTGCAAACAACAGTGCAAAACTACAATACAACACCAATGGTACCACCATTAAACACAAAGATAATGACATTTGCGCTTTATGGAATAAATTTGAAAACGTCAGGGTAAATTTTAGTCTTGATGGCATAGGTAGTGCATTTAATTATATCAGACATGGAGCAGATTGGCACACAGTTGCACAAAATTTTATCACAATAAAAACGCAATGCCCAGCGATTGATCTTAGAGTTTCCAGTGTGATAAGTTTTTTAAGCCTTGAAAGTATTATCAAATTGCAAAAGGAATGGCACAATAGTAAGATCCTCGATATTTCAAAATTTGAAATTGAAATCATGCTAAAGAACAATGATTTTTATAACGTTCAGACTCTGCCATTGCATCATAAAAACAGATTTGCAAAGTTAATCGACGAGCATTGTATTTGGCTCGGTAATCAAAATAATTCACTGACCGAAGATTGGCAATCAGTAAAAGAATACATGTTTGCAAAAGATCTACAGTATGTTCTTAAATCTTTGCAAACTGATATATCTCTACGGGACAAGCACAGGAACACAAATTTTGCCAAAGTTTATCCACAATTCCTTGATATTTTTAACGACCTATAGTAAACTAGTATGATGAAATTTGATTATAACCCACTCTCAAGAACAAACATCAACGGCAAACGTCATTATAACACACCCAATGGTAACCCAGTACCCAGTGTTACAACAATCTTGGACAAAACCAAACCTGAAGAGAAAAAGATTGCACTGGAGAATTGGAAACGTCGTGTTGGACACGAACGTGCGCAACAGATAACCACTGAAGCCGCAAACCGCGGCACCAGGATGCACACATACCTTGAGCACTATGTGCTGGATGGAGAGATCAAGCCACGTGGCAGTAACCCATTTAGTTGGGCAAGTCATATGATGGCTGAAACTGTTATTCGTGAAGGCTTGTGTAATGTTGATGAGTATTGGGGCGTTGAAGTACCTTTGTACTTTCCTGACGTGTATGCAGGTACTACTGACTGTGTGGGCATTCATAAAGGCCAAGAAAGCATACTAGACTTTAAGCAAAGTAACAAGCCCAAGAAAGAAGAATGGATTGAAGACTACAAACTGCAACTGTGTGCCTATGCCGAAGCACACAATGAAGTGTATGGCACAAACATTCGCAAAGGTGTTGTGTTAATGTGTGTTAAACCAGACATGGATGAGGCAGGACTTATTACCGGCGAACCACAATACCAAGAGTTCGTCATCGAAGGCAATGAGTTTGAAAAATGGCGACAGGAGTGGTGGAAACGAGTTGAACTATACTACACAAACACATAAATACGCTATCGGAGAGAATTTTAGATGGCAATAGTTCAAGTATCACGTATAACACACCGTAAAGGTTTAAGCGATAATCTACCACAACTTGCAGGTGCAGAATTTGGTTGGGTAATAGACGAAAGAAAACTTTACATCGGTAATGGCACCCTTGCTGAAGGTGCTCCTGCTGTAGGCAATACCGAAGTATTAACACAATATAGTGACATACTTGGCCTGGCAGATAGTTACACATATAAAGGCGAAGCTGCTGGATATACGGTACAAACCGGTCCAAGTGCAAGCGCACCAGTTAGTCGCACATTACAACGTAAGATTGACGATTTTGCAAGTGTAAAAGACTTTGGCGCAACCGGCGACGGCAGCACCGATGATACAACAGCAATTAACAGGGCACTCTTTCAATTGTTTTGTCGTGAGACTAATAGCGAAATTAGACGCAGTCTATTCTTTCCAGCAGGTACTTATCTAGTAACAGAACCATTGAAGGTTCCACCATTTTGTCGTTTGTATGGTGAAGGATCGAGCAGTAGTATTATAAAACTTGCTAGTGGTGCAAGTGGGAACTACGTCATGCAGACAGCGGATAGTTTACAACAAACTGGTAGTAACATCGGCGATTCAAGTGCAACACCGCCTACTGATATAGAGATAGCAAGTTTGTGTTTTGAAACTGCAAAATCAACTACCGCAGTTTTAATTGAAGATGCTACACACATGATTTTTGAAAGTGTGGACTTTAAAGGACCATTGGCACAATCTGACCTTGGAACTGCTGCCGCTGACCTTGCACTGGTTAGATTTGGCAGTACTGCTACCATAGTAACTAGTAGTATTGTATTTGAGCGTTGTAAGTTTAGTAATGCTACTTACGCTTTCGACGCCGACGAACAAATCGAAGGAATAAATGTAAACAACAGCCGTTTTACTACACTGTATCAAGGTGTTTTGATCGGTACAGGAACACCGGTATCAGGAGGCCCACAAGGTTTTTGTGTAACACAAAGTTTATTTGACAATATACGTGGTGAAGGTATTTCAATTGGTGCCGTAAGCAACAACATGAGTGGATACAACATCTTCCTTGATGTTGGCAATAACTTCTCAGGAGCAGGAAGTGCAATTACACCAGTAATTAACATCAACGGTGATGACAATGTAAGCGTTGGTGATATGTTTGAGCGCAGTGATGCTGATGATGCAAGTTATGCTCGAATTGCCTTAAACAACAAAGATGCATTTGGACTTGATAAAGGACAACGCTATAAGTTTGGATCATATGCCCGTGAAGTTGGAAAAACTGTAAGCCTTACTACTCAAGTTAGTGCAACCACAATTTTCACAATGACAAGTACAACTGCACCAGTGTTCTCTGTGCGCTACAGTTTTTATGATCCAGTGAGTTATGCACTGCGTATGGGTGTATTAAATGTAGTTGGGCAAGACACAGATGACAGTTCAGGGACACTGATTTACACTGACGAATACAGTGAAAACGCTACAACTGGTCTGGTACTAAGTGTTGAACAAAGTAGTACAACAATTTCAGTAAAATACACTGCAACTGATGCAGGAACATTCAAATACACAGTAGAATATCTGGGGTGATGTGTGTGGCCAAATAACAATGACGATCTGTTGATCTCTTGGTATAGCCTTCGACTTGATAACTTAGACAACTCATTAGAACAAGCACTGCAAAATGTAAACGATTGGTGGCAGATGGCTCCAATCTCCTTACACTATCTGCACTGGGATACCGTAAAAGAGTGGCCAGATCCCTGGGATTTGCTTGCCGATGGTATATACTGTAGTCTTGCAAAAAGTCTAGGGATCAGTTATACTATACTGTTGATGAATCGTCCCGATATCAATGATTTAACCCTACTTGAGACAGATGAAGGGGACAATTTAGTCCAGGTGAATCAGGGAATATATATTCTTAATTGGGCACCAGGCGAGATGTTAAATATCAACACGCAAAAGTTTCGCATAACACGCACCATGGAATCGTCCATGTTCGAACACAAAATAAATTGAGGCAAAAATGACACAAATCTTAGTAACCAAACGTGACGGCAGGCAGGAGCCGCTGGACATTGAAAAACTACACAAAGTAGTGTTTTGGGCAACTAGGGGAATCACAGGAGTTAGCAGTAGCCAAGTTGAAATCAAAAGCCACATTCAGTTTTACAACGGAATCAAAAGCAGTGATATTCAAGAAACACTCATCAAGAGTGCCGCTGACCTAATCTCTGAAGAAACTCCTAACTATCAGCATGTTGCTGGTCGCTTGATCAACTACCATTTGCGCAAGCAGGTATATGGACAGTTCGAACCTTGGGATATCAAAGACCTAGTGCTTAAGAATGTTGAAGCAGGATTTTATGACGCAGAAATTCTTGAAGCATATGACGATGAAGAATGGGATAGGATCAATCGTTGGTTACAGCACAGTCGTGATGAAGAGTTAACCTATGCGGCTATGGAACAGTTCCGTGGCAAGTACCTAGTGCAGAATCGTGTAACAAAACAGGTGTACGAAACACCACAAATGTGTTACATGCTGATTGCGGCTACACTGTTCCAGCACTATCCAAAAGAAACCCGCATGCGTTGGGTAAAAGATTATTACAATGCAGTTAGCACACATCAAGTTAGTCTGCCTACTCCTGTTATGGCTGGTGTACGCACTCCTCAGCGTCAATTCTCAAGTTGCGTTCTTATTGAAACTGATGACAGTCTTGATAGTATTAATGCTACCGCTAGCAGTGTGGTAAAGTACGTTTCACAAAAGGCGGGTATTGGAGTAGGCGCAGGGCGTATTCGTGCCCTTGGAAGTCCAATCCGCAAAGGCGATGCATATCATACAGGCGTTATTCCTTTTTACAAACTGTTCCAGGCGGCCACTCGTAGTTGTAGCCAAGGCGGTGTTCGTAATGGTGCGGCTACACTGTACTACCCAATTTGGCATTTGGAAGTTGAAGATCTACTTGTGTTGAAGAACAACAAAGGCACAGAAGACAACCGTGTGCGCCACATGGACTATGGTGTGCAATTCAACAAGCTCATGTATGAGCGTTTGCTAAGTGGCGGAGATATCACACTGTTTAGCCCGCATGATGTGCCAGAAATGTATGATGCTTTCTTTGCTGATCAGGATCGCTTCAAAGAACTTTACGAAACAGCAGAGCGTAACACACACCTGCGCAAAAAGCGTATCAAAGCAGTTGATTTGTTTACTGCGTTCATGCAAGAGCGCAAGGATACAGGACGTATCTACTTGATGAATGTGGACAATGCTAATAGTCACGGTGCATTCAAACCAGAAGTAGCACCAGTAAAGCAGAGCAATCTGTGCTGTGAGATTGATTTGCCAACTAAGCCACTGAACAGTGTGGATGATCCTGAAGGAGAAATTGCACTGTGTACACTTAGTGCTATTAACTGGGGTGCATTCCGTGAGCCACAAGAAATGGAACGTGCTTGTACACTAGCGGTACGTGGACTGGATGCACTGCTGAGTTATCAAAACTATCCAATCCTAGCGGCGGAACTTGCTACAGGCAACAGACGCCCACTGGGTGTCGGTATTATCAACCTAGCATATTGGCTTGCTAAGAATGATACAAGTTATAGTGATCCAGGCGCCCTTGAACTAGTAGACACGTGGGCACAGCACTGGAGCTATTACTTGATCAAAGCCTCAGCTGATCTTGCGGAAGAAATTGGTGCTTGTCCTAAGAGCAATGAAACCAAGTACGGTGATGGTGTACTACCTGTGGACACCTACAAGAAGGATGTTGACGAACTGGTAGCGCACGAAGATAAGGTTGATTGGCAGAGCCTGCGCGAGCAACTACAAGCAACTGGTATTCGCAACAGCACACTGATGGCACTGATGCCTGCAGAAACAAGTGCGCAAATTTCAAACAGCACAAACGGTATTGAACCACCACGCAGTTATGTCAGTGTTAAACAAAGCAAGGACGGTGTACTCAAGCAGGTTGTGCCAGAGTACAGACACCTCAAGAACAAGTATGAACTGCTATGGGATCAACGTAGTCCAGAGGGCTATCTAAAAATTATGGCCATTCTCCAGAAGTATATTGATCAGGGCATCTCCGTAAATACGAGCTACAACCCACAACACTTTGAGGATGAAAAGATACCTATGAGTGACATGCTGAAACATTTGATTATGTTCTATAAATTCGGCGGGAAACAACTCTACTACTTCAACACTTACGATGGTTCGGGTGAGATTGATGTTGATAAAATGAATAACACACAACTACTAACAGAAAGTGTAAACACTGTAGCAGACGAAGAGGTTTGCGACAGTTGTGCAATATAAGGATAAACTATGAGCGTACTAAACCTAAAGAAGAATCGTGACCACACCAAAAGCCTAGCCTTTTTAGATCCAAAAGGCGGTGTAGGTATGCAACGCTATGATACACTAAAGTATCGTCAGTTTGACAAACTCACAGACAAGCAGTTGGGTTTCTTCTGGAGACCGGAAGAGGTCGACGTGCTTCGCGATGCCAAAGACTTCAAAGACCTTACTCCCTGGGAACAGCATATCTTTACGTCAAACCTAAAGCGCCAGATTCTTCTTGACAGTGTACAAGGACGTAGCCCTAACATGGCATTCTTACCGCTTGTGAGTTTGCCAGAACTGGAAACATGGATTGAAACTTGGGCTTTCTCAGAAACTATTCACAGTCGCAGTTACACACATATCATTCGTAACGTATACAACGACCCAAGCAAAGTGTTTGATGAAATGTATGAAATCAAAGAAATCACAGAGTGTGCTGATGACATCACCAAATACTATGATGATCTTATACAATACACCGGCTGGTATAACATGCTAGGAGTTGGAGAACACACAGTAAACGGCGAGAAGATCACGGTCAATGAGTATGAACTCAAGAAGAAACTGTGGTTGTGTCTTGCTAGTGTAAACGTGCTAGAAGGCGTTCGCTTCTATGTGAGTTTTGCGTGTAGTTGGGCGTTTGCTGAACTTAAAAAGATGGAAGGCAATGCCAAGATCATCAAGTTCATTGCTCGCGATGAAAACGTACACCTAGCAAGCACACAGCAACTTATGAAACTGCTACCAACTGACGACAAAGATTATGCTAAAATTCGTACAGAAACCGAAGCAGAAGTCACACAAATGTTTACAGATGCAGTAGAGCAAGAAAAAGCATGGGCCGATTACCTGTTCCGTGATGGTAGCATGATTGGTCTAAACAGTGAACTACTTAAAGAGTATGTTGAGTGGATTGCAAACAAGCGTATGACCAGCGTTGGATATGCTAGCGAATTTAAGGGCGGATCAAACCCATTACCGTGGACTCAAAAATGGATTGCAGGTGGCGATGTTCAAGTTGCACCGCAAGAAACTGAGATAAGTAGCTACGTTGTTGGCGGCACCAAGCAAGACGTCAACGAGAACACATTCTCAGGATTAAGTCTATGATAGAAGTATACGGAAAACCCGATTGTCCTCAATGTGAGGAAGTAAAAACCATGTTGGAAATGTCCAACACCCCATACCACTATTACACACTGGACGTGGACTTTACCCGAGATGAATTGTTTGAGCAGTTTCCCACTGCTAGAACTTTCCCTCAAGTAAAGTCTGAAGGTGAAGTAATTGGCGGCATCAACGAATTTAAAGAATATTACGAACAAACACACTCAGGATCAGCAGAAGGTCAACTATGAACCTAGAAACAGGTAAAATTTACACACTTAAACTCAACAGTGGCGAAGAACTTGTGGCAAAAGTACTAAAAGCAGAATTTGGTACGCTACAGGTTAGCCATCCTCTCAGCATGGCTATGAGCCAACAGGGTATTCAAATGGTGCCCAGTCTTTTCAGCGCAGACCTCAAAAAAGTGGATATAAATACTGCTAGTATCGCAATGAGCACACCAGCTCGCGATGATGTTGTGAAAGCATATACCGAAGCTACAACTGGCTTAGATCTTTCAACAGCGAAGCAAATGTTAGCAGGATAAAAAATGCCCGGAGCAGTCAGAATTGGCGACCCAAACAGTGCCGGCGGTGCAGCAATTGGTGCTGGTGCCAGCAGTGTTTTAATTAATGGTCGTCCAGCATGTACACCAGGAACTGGAGTAACACCACATCCTTGTTGTGGAGCACCTGGCTGTGCGGCTCATTGTGCTGCCACTGTAACAAGAGGCAGTTTGAGTGTTTTAGTTGAGGGGAAACCACTGGTTTATGTTGGTGTTTCAGATTCTTGCGGACATGGTCGTGCTATTGGTAGCACAGATGTAGTTATAGGAACATAAATGGCGTGTAAGGGTGCTATAACAGGAATGGTTATGACAGCCGCTGGCGGCATGCTTACCAACGGAGCCGCATCTGGAGTTTTTGGCGCCGCACCAATTAGCAGTTTGGCTGGCATTCCATCTACAATCACTGATGCAGCAACTGGTTTATCAAT